TGTATCTATTGACTTAAATACGGAATGTTTTATTTCTCGATTTAAATTACAGACAACCCTATTCCAATTGTTGTGGTCAAATTTAGGGGATACCCATGATTGAATGTTTATGTATAATGATTTTAAATTTTTAGAATCTACCGTACCATATACCGATTTTATCGGACTGAATAGATTTAACTTTACACTTTTTCCTTTTTTCATTAAGTTTCATTGATGTCAATGTTTATTTGTTTGTTAAAAAATAACACAAATAAATCCAATTGTCAAAAATTTTTAAGTAAATTGCGATATTTGTAATAATATGCTAATAGTAGAAGTAAAAAAAGACGGAATAGAAAAAGCCTTGAAAACTTTAAAATCTAAAGTTATCAAGACTAAGCAAAATCAAATTCTATTTGAAAGAAAAGAATTTGTTAAAAAATCCGTTGTAAGACGAGCTCAGGTATTGAAAGCGTCGTATGTTCAAAAAGTAAGAAATTCTTTAGATTGATTCTTCTAAGTTCTTTAACTTAAGGAAATTCAATTGGTCAAACTTTTCAGTTTTTAACCTATCTATGGTTTCAGACAATTTTGTCTTTAACTCAAACTCCTCTTCTTTTTCCAAAATAACATTAAGTTTGTTAATCGCACTTTCACGAATAGTCTCAAACTTATCTTCAAGAGATTTTGCATCTTCTGAAATTAATTGGAAAAATTCTTTCTTAGATGACTCGTCAAGAGTCTCAACATATTTGTTTAATGTTTGGTTTGCAATACTAACCATTGATTTCAATGGAATATTAATTGATTCTTTGACCACACTATTTGTTGACGTTAACACACTTGTAATATTCTTTTTGGAATTTACTCTTTCTAACAAATTAAGTTTATTTGTATAGACAAGAGCATCAATATCAGAATATTTGTTTTTAACATTTTCTGATAGAGTTCTTGGTAATTTAATACTTGGCAGTAATTGTTGAATTAAACTAATACCTTCTTCTAAAAAGTCTTTAGCGTCAGATTCGTTTAGTCCTTGAGGTGTACTCAATTGCTCGTATAAAGAATACAATTTAGACATAGTTTTGTTGTTCAAAACATTATGTTTGAATTCTTTTAACGATTTCTTGAATTCCTTTTCATCTTTGTAGGATTCAATAAGATTGTTTTCAATTATGGATTTGATTTTTCCGAAAGTCATTATAGTGCGTTTTCAATATAAATATTAGGAATTTAGTAACTTATCCAATTCTTTTGAAATTTCTCCTAAAGATTCTTGAGCTTGTCCAAAATTTAAAAATTTTGACCCTTCTATCAGATTACTTTCCACCAATAAATTCATGTTTTTCATCTTTGATTCTGGGGTAACTGCAGCTTCTCCTTCAGGAGCTCCACCTTCTGTTGGTGGTGGTGGTGCAACCTCTTCACCTCCTGCTGGTGGCGGTGCGGTTTCAAAACCTCCTCCACCACCAAGTGATTCTTCACCACCTGTAGTTGTTGCTGCAGCTGTCGCGGTGCTACCTGTAGTATTACCGTATAATTTGTCAATGTTATCAAATAAACCTGTTTTGGTAATAACGGTAGGAGTTGCTTTAAGTTCCTCACCAACCGCTCTTTCAATTCTTTGTTGTTGTAAATCCAATCTAATCTCTTCATCAGACCATCCAAAGATATGTTTCTTAGCCCATGTTGATGATGTAGGTTGGATACCGTTTCCTGGGTCTGCTACTAAATCTTTATATAATAAAACTTTTTCTTTCCAAACGTCAATCTTTAATAAATCTGCTTGTGTAGATGGGTTAGATAAACCTAATGTAAAGTTTTGTAATTCGTCTTCAAATCCTAATAAAAATAAATGAACGATTGCAATTTTGTTCAACTCGGCAATCATACTTTTTTGACTTCTGTTGATTGTACGAGCAAAACGGATATCTTGTAATGATAAGTTTTTGCCATCACCTACAACCTCTTCAAAACCTAAAAACGCTTTAGGAACACGAAGAGCTGTTAATAATTTCTTTTGAATATATTCAATATCGGCAATCTCAGATAAGTTTGTCGCACCAGGTAATGTTGTAATTGGGTCTGGTGCCGCAGGGTCACGAACAGGAATAAAATAATCTTGGTCAACCGCCATTTGGTTGAATCTCATGTCTACGTTTCCTGTCTTAGAATCCACAACTTGTTCTCTTTTAAACTTATTGGCAACACGGTTTACGTATGCTTCAACGTCATCATCATTCATGTTCCCAACGAATACTTTAAACATTCTTCTTTCAGGTGCACGTGATGTACGATATATTAACATCGCATCTTCAGATAACAATAATTGTTTCCAAATACGTCTTGCCTTTTCTAACATAGATGTACCATAAGGAAGTTTTCTATCATCACCTAATAATCTAAAGTGAGCAATCTCCCATGATTGAAATTCCATGTTTCTATTTTTCCAAGTAAAATGAAGAGCCTTTTTATTTTCTTCTTTTTCTTGTGTAATATCAAGAGTAATTTTTGCACTAACCCCTACCTCATGACGTTCAATTTCAATTGTCGGTAATTGTTGACAACCAATAATACCTTTTTCAGGGTCTAATTTAAGGTAAACAAAGTTATCACCATACTTACAAGTGTTTCTTGTCCACATTGGTAAGTTGGTGTTAATATCTAAGTTGTTATTAAATAAATCAGCTAATACTGATTTAATACGTTTTGATTCTGAGTAAATTTGAAGAATAAAACCATCTTCGTTTGTTGTTGTAGATTCTTCAGAGTAAATGTCTAATGCCGCTGAAATTTCAGGAGTATACTCCATTGATTCATAGTCATACTGAGCAGATAATCTTGATGGTTCATAATAAATCGCTTGAGAGTATAAATTGTTTTCAACCTTAGCCCATTGATTTGTTAAATAAAATGTTTGTTGTGCTTGAAGTTTTTCTCTTTCGTAATCATCACGATTTGGGGTACGCAAAAGTTCTTTCTTATCAAACTTAAAAGTTGGATAGTCTTGTTTTAATAAAGAGTTTGGTCCAAATGTTTTGGACAACCTCTGCCATACCGTTAAATTATTATCACTCATAGTTTAAATTTACTAATTACCTTGATAATATAAATAGTTAGTGCGAACCAAATAACCACCCATATTTTTGGTAATCAGCCTTGGTAGCCTCACCTTGATTATTCATACCATTACCTCTTCCCATTTGTGGAACCATTGGATTAAAGAAGTCTGAAGAGTTTTTATTTTCATTAACCGTGGTTGCCCATGAGTTAATCATTGCCTTAGTATGATTAGTTACTTTCTCTAAAGATTGAAATGATTTTTCTGCAACGTACAATGCCATAGAAACACCCATAATACAGTCATCATGATGTCCTTTTTGGTGGTCAGGTCTTCCATTAATATAAATAAACGTATTCATTTCATTGTATAATCTATTTGAATATACTTTAAATCCATGTCTAACACCTTCTTCAAATGCCGCAATAATCTGAACCCTTTTAGAATTAAAATTAATCCCAGGAATTTTTTCGTTAATCTTTGGGTCCCATTTCCACTTATTACTTGTATCAACGTTATCAACATATAAACCACCTTGATAGTTTAATTCTTGTAATTTTCTTGCAGTAGAAATACCCATACCACCTGTGATATCAATTACACAGTAAGCATTATACATTGTTCCCCATTTATATGCTATTTCAGCCAATACATCTGGTGGGATTTTTGCAACGTATTCTAACACTTGTTCTCTTTCGTCAAAATCAATGATTTGGATACACGAGAAGTCTTCAGAATCACCACGAGATACATCCACACCCATAACGTATTTGTGACCGTTTACGGGTTCTTTAAATATCCATAATGAACCACCCATAAGTTTAGCTTGGGGTTCACGTAAAGTATTTTTAGCAATACCTTGCATTAATTCAGATTCAAATACGTTATCACCTGAACCCAAGAAATTACATTCTAATTCCTGAGCAACTTTTCTTCGGTCAAACTTTAACTTCTTAACCATACTCTCAAACCACGCCGAACATGGTTTATATCCTTGAGAGATGTAATCAGTTACAATAGAATGGTCTCTATCATATGGATTTTCCATTGACAAATTAATAATATCTTTGTCAGAATATTCTTCACGATTTAACAAATAGTGAACTAAGTCATTAGTTTTAACCATATACAAATCTTTTG